AGCAGCAGCGGGGTGTTGCGCTTGTCGATAACCTGCCACGAGGCGTTGTTGGCCGTAACGATACGCTTCAGACCGTCGAACGAACGGGTATTGACCGTCGAATCGCCGTGGAACATCGCATCTTCAAGGCGGATCGAAATGTGCGAAGACGCATCGGTCATAGCCTTAGCAACCGCGCCACCGATGTTACCAACCAAGTCCTGAACGACAGCGGCTTGCAGAGACACGGCACGCTTTTCGCTGATCCAGCGCATCTTCGTGTAGGCAAGGGCGAATTCCGAGTCAATCACTTGGCCCGCGCTCGCTTCATCCTGAAACACGTCCGCGAATTCCGAACCAACGCTGGTCTGCTTGCGGTATTCGATAACGGTGTTCTTCGCGGCCTCGGTATTCTTGTACACTTCGGGGAAGAACTTAACCAGCTTTTCGGTTTCACACTGCATGAAAAGCTGATCGACGATTTCCTGCTTGAACAGCGGGGATGCAGTACCGCCACCACTGTAAGACGGCACCGGCTGTCCAGCCGTCATCGACTTCTGAATTTCACCAAGCGCGTTAAGATCGGGCAAACCAGCAAAATCCTTCGGCTGGTAAACGCCGTTCATGTTCCAACTGTCATCGAGTCCGAATACGAATCCATTTTCCATTTTGAGTTCCTCCGTAAGAGGCCGTGATTAAACAGCCTTTATCCTTGCTTCGAGCTGTTCCCGCGTACCCTTGAAGCCGCCAAACGTGGCAGCGTCGTACATGGCTTTCAGGCTCAGGCGCTTGTTGTCGTTCACTTCGGCGTCAAACGCCTTCTTAATGACGGCACAGGCTTCCTTCTGGTCGATCTGGTCAATCGTTCCGCCGTTCGCAAGGTCTTCACCCGGCTTCGGAACAACAGCGGCAGCGTCCATCGCGCCAACAGACTTGGTCATAGACGGCCGACGGACAGCATCCATGACCTTGTTCATCATGTCGGCAAACGAGGCTTCCAGCGTGGCGATACGGGCATCAAACTTCGCGTCCAGTGCCTTGACCATTTCGCCGTTCTCTTTGATCATTTCGTTATGGTTGCCAAGCACTTCAATGGACTTCGCCATTTCAGCACGGACACCAATAACCGCGTCGGTATGGCTCTTAAACGCTTCGTCCATCGCGCCAAGTTGCGCTACGTCGAATTGGGCGACCTGCCCACCATCTTCAAGCGTAGCCTTAACGTCGGACAGCGCCTTGACCATTTCATCGGTGCAATCGCCAAGCGACTTCTGCATGACACTTTCGGCTTCAAACGTCAGTTCGCCGCCAGACAGTTGAGCCGCGTTAAGCCACGCATTGCGGACTTCTTCGGTCAAACCGTCCCATTCGGCCTGTGAAAACGGGTTCTTCATTTTCCTTTTCCTCCCTGACGCCTTATCGGAACCGTGCGCGCCAGTAGATAATAGAGATTGCTTAAACAACGGGGCGGCAGTTCCCCCGCCCGTATATGAAGGCTCCGGGTATCCGGCAACCATTCCACCATTGACAGCGGCATCAAGCGCCTTATTCATTTCACAAAGCGACTTCCGCATTGTTTCAATGTACGTTTCGGTGTTAACCGCATTGCGCGTAATGGCGCAGTTGCGAACAAGCGCCTTGGCAATAATCTCGCCCCTTGCGCCCTTAACCGCAGTAACCGGGCCTTGCACCGAAAAACCGATAACGCCGGTATCGCCCGCTTCCTCTACGGCCATAATCAGATCGTAGAGTTCACGATTCTTCGGCGTGTCGTATAGGTAGCCTTCAACGTACAAACCGAGCTTATCAGAATTCGGCAACTTGCGAACTTCCGCAACGGTCGGTCTACCCAAACCATCTTTCGCTAGTTTTGAATGCCCGTCATCGAACCAGCCGCTTTTCAGGAAGTATGAAAGGTCAAGGCCGTCTTGCAAAACACGTTGACCCTGTTGATCGACAGCTTCCGTGGACGCGAAGCCCTTAAACCACAGTTTCTTTGCCGCGCCCTTGCCTTTAGGTGTAGCAAGGCGCTCCGGCTGAAACAGCAGGTCTACCTTTTTAGGCTCCGATACGGATATGTTTTGCGTTCCGGCCATAACACACACCGCCGCTGAAAGCAATACGCCTATATTGAATTTACCGAGTTTGTGCAGTTGTGCAAGTGAAGGTGTATCTTTTTGATACAGTTAGGGCTTGTGGACTAGGTGATTTTGGTCAGTTCGCCAGCGTCGTTGAAACCAAATCCTTGCGGGATGTATATCAATTCGCAAAAACAGTGCGGATGAACTACACCTACAACCGGCAGCCAATTCTCTTTCTTTTTCCCGATGTTATCGCCATTAGCGCGAAGTTCTGACAACTTAAATATCTTCGGGAATCCACGGTCGTCGAGGTATACTTTCTTGCAGTATTCGCAAGCCGTGGGATTAACTTCTTTTGCAACCAGCGGGTCGCCACCGAAAGATTGCTGAATATCGTCAGCCGTGCCATTTTCGACGGCGTTCTGAATTTCCGTGGCGGCAACCCTGTCCCAATCGGTGATGTTATCGCCGGATTCTGCGCGAAGACGGGCGGCAAGTGAATCGGGACTCCACCTGTCTTTCAAGGCTTCGGCGGTAGACTCACCAATGAAGTTACCTTTTTGATCCGCCAAAAACGATTCAGTGTCAATCTCTGCAAGTTTGGCAACGGCGCGGCCAGCGGCACGTTCGGCAACTGTACGGGCGTATTGGCCGCCCCACTTCTTTGCAAACGCTATCGACGCATTCTCAGCATCGGACAGCGGAATCGGGTCGCGCTGCAACATGCCGTGGAATTCGTCCAGCGATAGTTCCTTTACGTCAACGCCACTCTGTTCCAACTTCCGACGCAAAAACCCAAAGATATAAGCATCGGCAACCGGGTCTAGCAACGCCGCCGCTTGGTGTGTGATAACCCCCCGTTGAATCAGTTGTTGAATCTCCGGGTGTATGTCGCCAACATTCTCAGCACCGTAGGTCGAAATTCCTAGACTTGTCCAGTGTCCGTTTACGATATTGCGAATTGTGTCAATTTCGGCGCTGTTTAAGGGCTTCATTGAACATCCCCTTTCGTATACCCGCGCACACGCACAAATCGCTCTATATCGGCAATAGCGGCCCTTTGTGTGGCTTCCGCAGCTTCGTGTTGAAGGGCCATAACTTCCTTGATTAAACGAAACGGGGTTTCTTCGGGCTTTACGGGCGTCTTTGCAGATATTTTGCGTTTGGCAGACGATGTAAGCGCCTTTTCCATGTGGCCGCAACCGCATGAACAACATCCATTATCACAACCGCAAGTATGTCCGCTTTCGGATATGGCGCTTTCGACAGTATCCCGTGCAGCATCGGCCTTTTCTGCCAATTCGCCGGGGTAAGATTCGACAATCGTTATCTGCATTACTACTCCCTTTTATCAGTCGTTCATACCCAAAGCCTTGCATAGTTCCTGTACTGACGCAAAGCCTATGAAGTCCATGCGCGAACGGTCATAGCAGAATGCCTTTACCATACAATTCTCAGATTGTAAACCGTGAATTGCATCCGAACGGATAAAACCTTGTTCACCATTCGGTTGCCACAATTCATCGTCCCCCGAATTGCGTTCCACCGCCGACAGTTCAAACCGGATTGAACCGGACATATCGTCCGGGATGGCCTTGGTCATAGCATCATCGATACCCGTCAAGGGTTCGTCGAATGGCACAAATCCCGACACACGGCCAATACAGTTACGAATTACAATGCCGTCCGAATGGATGTCCAGCATCGGTAACGTATTGGCGTCGGTGTATTCAAGCAGGGCCAGTGCCTTTTTGAGTGACTCTGGCGGTTTCAGTTTCCGTGTCTGCGTTACGGTTACGGGTTCTTTCGTTGCTTTAACTTGCCTTGCGCCCTTATCAGCGGGAACACGGCCTTTAGACTTAAGCCACGAGCTTGTGACAATAAAGGGCTTGTTCTTCGCGCCCTTTTCCTTGGCCCACATACGGCCCTTGCTGTCCTGCTTCACCAAGTATTGCTTGTTGCCAATCGTGCCCTTGATTGTCTGAATGTTGCGAGCATCGTGGCCCAATGCTTGTTGCGTGTCGAAACGCGCCCAATTCTTGACCTTCTGGCGCATCTTCATCAAGGTAAACTCTTGACGGTTTAACTCGTCAGATTCTTTGCGGGGCTTCTTTGGCTTCGGTGTACCGGAATCATCGCCCGGTGTCTTAGGTTTCTTTTCGCGTTGTTTCTTCGGGGGCTTCGCATCACCCGGCTCTTGTGTGTCATCACCTTTCGGCGCAGCGGGCTTTTGTGTTCCATCGCCCGTGCCGTCTTCGTCTTTAGGTGCCTTGGGCGCGGGCTTCTTTCTCAACCCCAAATAACTTATGCCAGCGACCGGCTTACCAAAGAATGAAGACAGCGCGGCAGTTGCGGAATATCCCGTTGCTGCGGGCTTACCGTCTTCGCCATAAACCGTGAATATGCCCCGGTCGTCTTCTTTGACGGTAATCTTCGGCGCGTCCTTGCTTTTAGGCTTCATTTCAGTATTGGCCGGTGGCAAGCGCGAATCGCGTTCTTTCGGTGGTTTCCCCGCGA